TGTTTTGGTGGATACCTGTTGTACACCGCGGGAGAGGAGGGAGCTCGCTAAAGTTCTGTCATGGAGTATTCGTAGTGAGGGGCGTATGCAGGCGACTGATGGAAAGGTCAACTTTGTTCGTGAGGGAGGTAGGCTTTCCGGATGCATGCACACTAGTCTTGGTAATATTATCATCATGTGTGCCATGTTCTGGACCTTCATGCAACAATTTGGCGACATGAAATGGGATTACATCAATGATGGGGATGACTGCGTGTTGTTCATCGAAGCCGATGATGTACACAAGGTTGGACCTAAAATACAGGATTATTTCCTGGGGATGGGTTTCACTGCTGTCGTCGAAGATGTTGTTTACGATATAGAGAAGATCGATTTCTGTCAGTCGCGTCCCGTTTGGGATGGAGACGGCTATCTTATGTGCCGTAACCCCCATACTGCCCTTATTAAGGACACTATGTGCTTGAAAAGAATTGAGAATGAGGCCAACTGGGGTTCGTGGGTACGTTCCGTGGCTGAGAGTGGTATCGCTGGCTTTGCAGGCATGCCAATCTTCCAGTCGTTTTACGAATTGTACTCGCGTAGTTCGGAAGGTTTCAAGATCAATAAATTACACAGAGCTGATGGAGGTCTCAAGCTTGCCTCGCGTGGTATGCACCGCAAGTCCAGGCCAATTGACGATCGTACACGCTATTCGTTTTGGCTTGCTTGGGGTGTGTTGCCAGATGCGCAGATCCACACGGAGGAGATGTTTTCAACCATGCATCTTCACTATCACGATCCGGTTCTTTCTTTTGAGTCGTTAGGGTTGCCAACTTATTTCTAATGGGTTGATTGGGGTAGGTTTAGAAGGAGAGCGGAACGTCTCCACCCCTTACCGAGTTTATTGGGTTGTCTAGATTAATGGGAGCAAAACGGTGCTGCTTAGGGTTTGTTACCCTATGGCTTAATACTTCCGTACTAAGGGATTGGCTTGTTAATGCCATGTATTCCCGGAATGTCGAACGACTGCACGCTTTCGCGCTTGAAGGTTAGTCCCCAAGTGTACTAGACAATGTACAGTCTCACTGCTGTTGGTGGGATCCAATACACAACAGAAATGGCGAATAAATCAAAGAAACAAAACAAGAAGACAATCCAGCACGTTTATCGTGGTGTGAAAGATAACCTAGTGGTCGATGCCAGAGCAACATCTCTGTCAGCGGCCGTGCCCGGGGCGAACGCTACGGTGACGTATTGTTTGTCCCCGTTGGGTGTAGGTGG